TAGCTAAGCAATACAAAGCTAAGGGTGGGGGCTACAAGTCGTAATGAAAGCTCCTCAAAAGTCACTCAAGAAGTGGGGTAAAGAGAAGTGGGGTACTAAGTCAGGTAAGCCCTCTACTCAAGGTAAGAAGGCTACAGGTGAGCGTTACCTACCCAAGAAAGCTAGGGATGCTCTTACACCTGCTGAATACGCTGCTACAAGTGCAGCTAAGCGTAAGGGTACTAAGTCAGGTAAGCAGTTTGTATCTCAACCCAAGAAGATAGCTAAGAAGACAGCTAAGTATAGGAAGTAGTATGATGATGAGTTTAATGCTTGGGGAGCCACCAGAGGTAGACCCTAAGAACCGTGACCGTGCAGAGACATACTGGATGTATGGTGATTCTGCAGAAGAGTTAGGCAAGGCTTGGGATAAAGATACTGAGACTGCTGCTCTTAAGACTTGTGGTAACTGTGATTACTTTGACAACCGTGCACGTACTCTCAAGTCATTAAATATTGAGTCAGGCTTAGGCGCTTGTAGTAAGTTTAAGTTTGTTTGTAGCCAAGAGAAATCCTGTCAAGCATGGGATTGTAAAGAAACAATGATGGAAGAGGTTTTATAGTACAATGAACAAAGGCATGAAAGCATTAAAGAAAGAAGCACCAGAAGTAGCTAAGAAGATGGGTTACATGATGGGTGGCATGAGCAAAAAGAAGAAAGACATGATGGGTGTTGGTATGGCCTATGGTGGTATGTCTAAGAAGAAGGGCTACAACAAGGGTGGCTTGTGTGGCGCAGATGTACCAGCAGCACGTCCTGTAAAGAAGGGCAAGTAATGAAGTACTACCATAAATATGAAGAAGCACTTGTAGCTAAGGGCTACACAGTAGATGAGCATGGCTATGTGTGGGACTCTACAGGTAATCAAGCTGCAGGTGAAGACAACTACGGTAACGTGCAGAGTAAAGACCCTAATGTAACAGCTATCTGTCAAGAAGCTGAAGCAGCTATGACTGCAACACCTAAGCCACGCACAAAGAAAGCTACAAAGAAGCAGGAGCCTGAACATGAAGAGTCTTTGGAAATGGTACGTGCACGTGACGAGAATGGACACTTCATTGCTGATGATCCCAGTACACCTGATGTAAATGAGGCTTGGGTAGTTAAGACTGTCAAGAAAGCTATTAAGAAGAAGTAATGGTTTTAGCTCGCGCATATAACACTGTAACAAAAGGTTTGACAGTTACCGCTACTTCAGGCGGTGCTAGTTCTAATGTTGTATATACGTGTCCTAATAACTTTGATGCAGAGATAGACTTCTTGCATATAACGAATGGGGATACCGCTAATCATAATATAAGCTTACAGTGGTATCACGCAGAGACAGCTACGTATCATCACATCATAAATGATAAGTCTGTAGCAGGTAAAGATGTGTATAACGTTATAACGTCAGACAGGATATACTTACATTCAGGTGATAAGATAACAGCGTTTGATGGTAGTAGTGGTAGCTTAGAGGTCTTCTTATCAGGTAAAGAGTATTTTAGCCCTAATAGGTTTGCATAACGGGTATGTGCATTTTATATCTACTACGTAACTAATATATAAGTATAACTATCTCCACGCACATGGCAAAAGGGGATAGGGCAATGTTTAAGAATT